CCGCATGTTGCGCGAGCGGGCCGACGCGCGACGCGACGCCGCTAAAGACGCGGTGCGCATGGAAAACGAAGAGTGGGCCGCCACCGAAGCGGTGGCCCGCATCATAGCCCGGCAAAATCAGGCGCTCGCGTTGGAAGACGCGAAGGCCGTAGAACAGGCGGCACGTCTGCGCCTAGCGGCCCAAGACGAAGCGGCGCGCCACGCGTTAGGGATGCGGCAGATTACCGACCGCCAAGCTACCGCCGAAGAAATCAAGGCCGCCCAGGAACGTGAGCGCATCGAAGTGGCGGCGCTTGATAGCGCGATAGCCGCGCTGGACCGATACGACGCAGAGTATTTAGTAAAGCTGCGCGGGCTGGAAAATAAGAAAAAGCAAATCATCCAGCAATCGGAACAGGAAATAACCGCAATACGGGACAAAGCCGAAGAGCAACGTAACACGCGGATCTTGTCCGCAGAACATCGGTTTGATGACGAAATAGCGCGTGGGTTGGCCCAGGTCATCATGCGTCACGAATCGTTCGGAAAAATGATGCTGGACATTGGTAACCAAGTGGTCGCCGGCATCATTTCCAATTCCATAAAAGCGATTCTCGCCAACGATATGACCAAGCCATCAGACGCCAACGCCGCGGCGCGTAAGGCGTGGGTGGCCGGTACGCACTTCCCGTTTCCGTTAGACATCGTTATGCCGCCTGTGTTGGCCGCGGCAGCCTTCGCCGGCGTCATGGCGTACGAAGGCGGCGGCGAAATTCCAGGCGCGGGCCCGGTGCCAATCATTGCCCACGGCGGCGAAACGGTGGTAACCCGAGCCCTTACCGAACAGGTAAAGAACAGCACCGGCGCGGGCGGCGGGCACCACATCACGTACGCGCCCAACATTCAAGTGCTGGACGCTACAGGTCTGCACCGCGTGCTATCGCGCCACGAATCCGTGTTCATGAGTCACGTTAATTCAGCTCTTAGGAAGATGAACGCATGAGCTACCCAATTATGCCCGCCCTTCCCATGAGTATGGCGAAGGGCATCCACAAGACGCCGAAGGTTAACGCCGACACGCAGAAGACCGCGGCGCGTCGCACCAATGCCGGCGTTAGCTATACGCCTTTTCCCACCTGGGCGTTTGAATGCGACCTAGACCGTCTGGTGGGCAACGAATCCAACGCCGCGGCGGCCGTCATGCAATTTCTGGGCACGTTCGTTGCGTGCAATGGCGTCGCGTCGCCGTTCTTGTTCACGGACCCGCAAGACCACGCAGTAACCTACGGCAACAGCCTTATGTACAACCTTGCGCCGGGCGCGGGGATGACCACCACGGGCGACGGGTCCAGCACGCAATTCCAGCTCGGGCGACTTATCGGCGGCGTCGGGAAAGACCTAGTGCAGATGCTAAACGGGTCCATCACCGTAAAGGTTAACGGGTCCGTGGTGGCGAGTAACACATACAGCGTGTCTTCCACTGGCGTGGTTACGTTCAACGTCGCGCCCGCGAATGGCGCAACGCTCGCATGGCAAGGCAGTTTTTATTTTCTGTGTCGTTTCGCTGATAACGAGCTGGACGCGGCCCGAGTCTTCACAATCAACGACAGCGCAAGTGATCAATGGAACGTATCAAGTATCAAGTTTGAATCGGAGTTTGCATAATGCGCCCCGAAGACGTGCGCCTGTTAAACGAAACGGTTATAGCGTTCGTGGTGGCCGTAGGTATTCTCTGGGCGTATTGCGCCTTTCGGATACTCAAATGAAGAGGCTAATGCCATCCAGTTTGATTACGTTCCTGCAAAGCCCAGCCGGGCAGAATTGCCTACGCGCGGACCTGTTCGTAATCACGTTACCCACCGGGGCGGTGATATATGCAACCGATGGGCAACTAGACATTACGCTGCCCGCTAGCACGCCCGGTTGGGCCCCAGGAACGCAGCAAACCTTTAGCGCGGCCCAATACGGCCGTTGGTCGCGCGGGGCCATTACGTCGGAAGCGGCCTTCACGCCGAAGGCCAACACGATGGCGCTAACCTGTATCGCGCAGCAAAATGTCGCATACCCCGGCCGGTCTCTGGGAATACTCAAAGGCGCTTTGCTGGGGCTCTTCGATGCTGCACAAGTCCAAGTGCTCACGGCGTACATGCCGCTAGGGCGCTACGGCGACGTGAGCAACGGCCTAGAAATGAAATGGGCGGGTACTGTTAGTAAGATTCTGGACATTGGGCGCACTAAGGTAGATTTTGAATGCGCGGACGCATTCTATTGGCTTAACCAGAAGGTGCCCACCCGCCTAATTCAGACTAATTGCCCGTGGGCCTTCGCGGATTCTAATTGCGGGTTGACCGCGGCCAACTACACGCAGGCGCTAACCGCGGCGTCCGGCTGCACGGTCTGGACGGTTACGCCCACGTCGTTAACGGAGCCCGATGGGTACTTTACCCAAGGCGTGATTAAGTGCTTGACCGGGCAAAATGCCGGTCTAGCGCAGACGGTGCGCAAACACGCATCGGGTGTTTTGTCCATGCTTAACCCGTGGCTGTTCGCGCCGGCCGCGGGCGACACGTTCGCAGTAATCAAAGGATGCGACAAGAGTTTGCAGACTTGCGCCGCCACGAAAACGACATCGGGCAGCGCCACAGATAACCGGATTCATTACGGCGGGGCACCGTTCGTGCCACCGCCCACGGCGGTTTTCTAATGCTGACCGACGAACAACGCGCCGCAATCGTGAAGGAAGCGAAAGAATGGCTAGGCACCCGGTACGTGGGGTGCTCACGCACCAAGGGCTTGGGTTGTGATTGCATGACGCTGCTAGCGGGCGTCTACACAAACACGGGCCACTTACGCACGGATCCGATACCGAAGCAATACAGCGTCCAAGTTGGGCAGCACCAGCACAACACGCAATACCTGGACGGCGTGCGCGAATACATGCGGGAGATACCCGAAGCCGAAGTGAAGCCCGGTGACTTGGTGTTGTATGACATCCACGGCACGGGCTCGTATTCGCATGGTGCGCTGGTGGTGGAGTGGCCGGGCTACGTCATTCACGCGATGGCGCGGCACGGCGTGAGCGGCGCGCATGGTACCGAGCACCCGAAGTTGCGTAACGCAGCGCGATTGTTTTTCACCCTGAAGGACTAGGCTTAAAAATGTCTGGACTGTTCGGCAACGGCGATAGAAACAAACCGACGAAGTTAAGCGGCGTACAGATAAACCAATCTGTGCAAGGGCTGCCGTACTGCACGGTCATGGGTGCCGCCGTGGTGGCGCAACAGTTCCTATGGATGGACGGCTTTACAGTCAAGCAGGAAAGCCAAGGCGGCGGCAAGGGTGGCGGCAAAGGCGGCACATTCTATCTGTACGCCGCGGAAGTTCTCGCCGCATTGTGTAACGGGCCCATCAATGCCATAGGTGACGTGTGGACGGGGCAGACGTGGCTAGCCAATTCGTACACGCAAGAGCAATACCAGATTCCCCAGGGCGGCGGCACGTATCAACCGCAATACCAGAACGTGCAAGACCGCGGCGTGGGCATGCTGCGCAACTACTCGGGCACGTACAACGATGTGGGCGCACCCGGCCCGACCGTGCTATCGGGGAGCGATTATCAGCCTATGACGCGCGTACCCTATGGGCAATCGCTGGCGTCGGGGCAATACTCAGTAGACAGCAATGGCTATTACCATTTCGCCCAGGCCGACCAAAACAAGCAGGTGCAGGTTAGTTATTCGTACCAGCTAATTTACATCGCGCAGCAAGAGCGCGGCCTTATTCCGAGTAACAAGGTTATTCAGGTTTCCCCCGGCTTTGACTTCGTTAAAGACCTGGGTGTTGTGTACCGCAACAACGGCGCGACGGACGGGCAGCGCCTAACCCCGGTTTCGGGCACGCCCACGCAGACGGGCACCTACCACGTTTCAGGCAACAAGCCTGCAACGTACACCTTTGCGCCCGGCGACATCGGGCAGGAAGTGGAAATTACATACGAGATTAAAGACCCCGAAGCTGTGGGGCAGGACCAACCAAGCACACTCAGCTTCCAGTTATTCAGCGGCACTTCGGGGCAAAGCGTGTGGAGCCTTCTAACTTCCAAGTACCCAGACGCCGCACTCGGGTATTCCAGCACCGCATCCATTGGTTACGACCCGATGGACATGGGTACCGCGGCCGTGCCGCAACAGAACCGTTTCGAGGTATTCACCCCGGACGCATACGGCGCGGGTATCGTAGATTGCAACCCGATACGCTGCATCACCCAAGTGCTAACTAACACGTTGTGGGGCCTGGGCGCGGGTAAAACGCCCTTTCCCGTTAGCGCCATTGACAACGGGCCTAGCGGCACATGGGGCCAAGGCGTGCAAGGATCTGCCAACAGTTCGGCGTTCAATTGGTTCGCGGCTAATAGTTTCTTTATCTCGCCGGCGCTGGACGCGCAAGACAGCGCGGCGTCCACCATTGGCAAATGGCTGGAAGCGGGTTTGTGCGCCGCTTTCATGTCGGAAGGGCTGTTTAAGCTGGTGCCATACGGCGATACGAGCTGTGCAGGCAACGGCGTGACGTGGACAGCGCCCAGCGTGTTTGTGGTTGCGCTAGATGATACCTGTTTTAAGCATGACGCGGATAGCGGCGAAGACCCGGTGCGGATTAAGCGCGAACCGTGGCAGGACGCCTGGAACTACGTACAGGTGCAATGGAAAAACCGCGGCAGTCAATACGCGGACGAAATTACACCGGAGTGGGATCAGGCGAAGCGCGACCAATGGGGCGACCGCATCGAAGACCCGCAGAATTGGCCTTTTATCAAGACGCTATCCGCGGCGCAGTTCGCAGCCATCATGCGGGTAAAGCGGTCGGTCAACGTCCGCAACACGTTCACGTTTACGCTGCCGTTCTACTATGCGTACCTAGAACCGATGGACGTTATCTATTTATCGTTCACTTCACAATGGGCGGCCGGCGCGAACGACGCCAACATCGGTGTGCTAAATCTTCCCGTACGCGTAATTAAGGTGGTGGATGACCCGGCCACGGGCCTGGAAATCACGGCGGAAGATTACCCGTGGGGCACACATCAACCTGTGCTATTTAACAAGGGCATCAATGACGGCGATACCATCGTGGACGAATACGCGGACCCCGGCAACACAACCGCCATCGTTTTCGAGCCAAGCGACCGATTGAAACTATACCAGAATCACGAAATGTGGATGGGCGCGATTGGCGACTCGAAAGATTGGGGCGGTTGCAACGTCTGGGTGTCGTACGACGGTGACAACTACGCGCTGGTGCCTGGGCCCAACCCGGACGCGCCCACGATTACCGCGCCGGCGCGCATGGGCGTGCTGGATGGCCGCGGCATTCCTGTTGACGCATTGAACCCGGACCCGGACACCACCACGTCAATGGTGGTAGACATGCACCCGAATTGCGCCCCGCTGGATCCAGGCACCCAGGCCGACGCGGACAACGACGTTACCCTGTGTTATGTAGACGGCGAGTACATTTCCTACTCCGCGTGCGCGATCACAGGGCCCAATCAATACACGATGGACACGTATTTACGCCGCGGGCAGATGGGCAGTCAGATAAGCGCGCACAACGGCGGCACGGGTTTTCTGCGCCTAGATGGCGCGGCGTTCCATTTCGAGTTTGACCCGATATGGCGCGGGAAGACTATCTATTTCAAATTCCAAAGCGTTAACACGTTCGGCCATCGGGCGCAAGATCTGGCGAGCCTAACGCCGGTGACCGTACACGTATCGGGCGGTCATCGCGGTTTCTTCGACGCGCAGACCGGGCAAATGGCGTCACAGCTCGGGCTATCACCTATAGCGGCGGCGGGCGCATTTACCGGGTCCAACCCGCTATCACAAAGCGGCACCAGCAAAACCATTGCGGTGGCCGCGTCAACTATCCAATTCGGCAGCAACGCGGTATCGTACAACAGCGGATCCGTGACGCCGGGCACTTACGGCACATTCTACATTTACGCCGATGACCCCGGCTTTGACGGTGGCGCGGTTACCTACGTCGCAACCGCCAACGTCAACGACCTTGTGGCCGGCGATTATCGCGTGTACTTCGGTAAAATCACAACATCCAGCGGTGGCGGCGGGCAGGGTGGCGGCGGCGGGCAGGGCGGCGGTGGCGGGTACGGGCACAACCAAAACTAGGGACGGAGTAACATGGAACACGTTGCGGTGGTAGTGGCGAAGAAACAATTAAGCAACGGTCAAGTATCTGTGCAACTAAGGTGCTGCAATGATGACACCACCCGGTGTTGGCATACCTTGACCGTTACGGG